ACCAGCTAGTGTCTAGCCCGAAATCATTATAGCCCTCTAGGATGGTATTAAAATACGGTGTAGAGGGAGCGTAAATGCCATCGCTGTTCATGGTATATGTCATGATACCAGCAATTTTCTGCTTACCATATAAGCGCGGGAAGCCCTCATAATGGTCTAGCGCGACCTCATCAGCGTCTTCGATTTCCCAGATACCAATAGGTAGCACCATATTAGCATCCTTGCTTTTCTGGATGTCAGCAACGCCGCGAAACACCAGTTCCCAGCCGTAAAGCATTGCGCTGCCGACCGCTCTTGCAGTAGGGCAACGATACTTCATTTGGCCCTTATTAAGATTTGACCCGTAGGCCATATACAATTTACTCATAGTGAAGTCCCTTTCATGTTTCATTCACACTTTATGTTGACAAGATAGTAAATGATAGTATGGTTGTCAACAAGTAATGAAAACTTTTTCAGTATGGAGGTATATGAAAGATGTTAAACAGAATTGATATTACTCATCCTTATAGGTGTGACGGAGTTTTAGAGTCAGACTTTGATGACGAAAACTTCATGTTGTACTGCATTGATGTGAGTGAGCCTTATCAAGGCAATAAGTATAAGGACTTCGGTAACTACATTCCGGTTGGAAGAGATAAATATGAATATGAGGCAAAAAGATGATTGAAGCCGCATTAGTATGTCTTGCGCTTAATGGATACCATGAAGCCCGAGACCAGCCGATTGTAGGGCAGATTGCTGTTGCTCAAGTTGTTATGAACAGGGTAGCGGACAGCAGATACCCCGATAATCCATGTGATGTTATTAAGCAGGGAGAGACTTATTCATGGACTAAGGACTTCCCTGTTCGCCACCGTTGTCAGTTTAGCTGGTACTGCGATGGCAAATCCGACAAGCCTAAAGACCCCGATGCCTATAATAAAGCTATGATGGTAGCTCACGGCGTTTTTTACGGCAATGTTTCGGATGTGGTTGAGGGTGCCACACATTATCACGCTCATTACGTTTTGCCCGACTGGGCAAAGACTAAAACAAGAACTGTCAGGATTGATAGTCATATTTTCTATAGATGGGAGCGTTAAGATGAATAATCTTGGATTTGAAGTATTGCAAAAACTAAAGGACAAGATGATTGACCCTATTCTAAAAAAGAGAAGGCATCTTGGTTGTGAGGAGTGCGGGAAAACTTTCTATGGTCATTACCAAAATACAGGATACAACGCCGTTCCTAATGGAAAAGAATCACCGCACCCAACAAAGAAGGGGTGGGTTGAGGTGCATACATATGATGGTATTTTCTACCCTGATTGCCCCGAATGTATTGTTTCGTTTTCTGTAAGAGACGCCAAAACAGCCAAAATTATTTATGAAAAAGAAACGGAGAAAAACAGGAAAAAACAAGAACGCCGAAAAGCGCGTCAAGCCGATAAGGATGCACAACCTGTAAATATCGGCAAGAAGCTGACCTACCTTAATAAAGAAGCTTATCACGATAGGATAGGTCATTTAGCCGCCGCCCCTGATAATATGACTAAATATGAAATGATGTCCTCATATTTCTTGGATAAGGTTTTCTGGGAAAGATTTGGCAAGGGTTGCCATACGTTAGAAGTAAGAAACTTCACAATCAAAAAGCAATTACATGATGGCACATATATGAGCAATTCTGGAAAAACAAGGATGGGAAGGTTTATGCCGTATTTTGAAATCAAAAATAAATTGACGGGAAAGCAAAGGGAAGTTGGCGGGGAAGAAATAAAGCAATTTCTTGATTTAAGGGAAAGTCTAGGGACAGGGACAAACAGGCGAAACGACCCTGACAGGGCTTATGGACTTCCTAACAGTAGGGGATATAGATAAAATAAAATATTGATATTCTGTTTTTTTGTGGTAATCTACTTGTACACTTTTGTGGTGTTTGTGAACTAGGCGTAAGGAAGAGGCAACGCTCACCGTCTCTAAACCTTACGCCTTTTTACTTGGTATTATTTTACTTCACTCATGCTCGCCACCAACGCCCCTGCCAAGGCCGTTAAAGTATTGCGGCTTACGTTTGGCTGTCTCAAATGTTCCAAGCGTTATGAATATGCCCGCTATGAGAATGGCGTGTGCTATTGCACTGATTCCAAAAACAGTAATAGAGCCAACACTCATCGCAAATATAATGCACCACATCCACGCCAATAGTTGCATGACAAGATGTCTAATGCTGTTGTCGGTTATATGTTTCAATGGATTTTTGTCGCTATCCATTATCAGCTGCCATAAGTTTTTCATAACTAGCCTTTCTTTCTTTTCTTTTTTCGTTTCACATCCATTATTTCTACATCCCCAATGTTATACCCTAGCCTGTCGAGAACGCCTCCGACTCTAGACCTTGCTCTGTTTTCTGCAAGCTCGGCAGCTTCTTCTTCGTCGCTTGCCAAAATATTAACAACTCTAGAGAACTCAGTAACCAAAGTTACTTCGTAAATTTCTGCGCCCGCCCTGCGAGATGTTTGAGTCTTTAGCCCATGCTTATTATACTTCATATTATTATCCCTTTCTTCTCTTATGCTCTTCGCACTGCCACGTTTCCCCAAAATCACTGCTGTGCCATGCCGTCTTGCTGCCACAATCCGAACAAATCTTTTCTTTTGCCTGGGGTTCAGGCTGCCTGGTCCCGAACAAATCTTCGGGTTTGTAGGTGCTTTTACCCTGGCGCTTCATTGATTCACGATAAAGTTCGAGCTGACGACGCTGCTTTTGCGTTAGCATCTTAGCCATCGTTGCTTATCTCCCCGCCGAGAGCCGCATACCCGATGATGTCAGTCCATGTATCATCAGAGTTCATATGAGATGTATTAGATAACCGAGCCAGCTTAACGCCAATCATACATGCCACAACCTGTTGCGCTGTTATCTCAATCCCGAGAACCACTGACCATATATCTGCGATGCGCTGGTGGTTTAGATGTGCGCTGCCGTACTCTTTAGCCCGAGGGCCATTGATAAGCTCTTCTGCTGTGTCGAGAAACCAAGCCCGATTTCTGTAATCATAATCTTCATCGTTAATCGTCATTTAACTTTCCTTTTTCCTAACCATAAGGCGTGCCTTGTTTGATATGTACTTGCCCATCTACCTTTGTTGGATGGGACTACAGACAGCAACTCATCCCGCTTGACTTTAAGATACTCCTTAAACTCATCAGGGGTCATATCCGCCGCTGTCTTAGATATTGTCTCTTGCCGTTCTTGCTTCATATTCCCCTCTACTCATTACGCCGTCTACAGTACCGAGCCACTTACGCCCGCCAGTTGTTGAGAACGAGAACTTCTCTATGCGGCGCTCCGCAATTAGTTCCCGAACAATTCTGTCCAGTTGCTGTTGGCTTAACCCAGATAATCCAGCCGGTGTTTCACTATCACTAAGTCTCTCAATTAAACTATCTGCACCACCACGCTGGCAAAGAGCCCGACCATTACGCTCACATTCGGAAACCCAGTTTGCCATAGAATCTTTGCGTATCTGAGCCTGATTACTTTGCCCGAGGCTTATAACTTGTTCGGTTCTGTCCTCTAACAACCCAGTAAGCGTGTTACGAATGAAGTGCCGTATGTCACGACTAGCAGGGCCGTTAGACTTAACCACAGCGCCGTCAAAGCAACGGTTGCGCTGGTAATCAATGCCTAAGTCATTACAACGACCCTTAGATGTTTTCTCTTCGACTTGCCATACAGCAAACGCTGAACGAACCCCATCGACCAGAGCAGATGTACCCCGAATCATATTACGCGCTTCTTCAGGCTTGGTTACAACCTTGTCGTCTTTTATCTTAGTCATGTGGTGACACACAAGAACCGCCGCACCAGTCTCAGTTGCAACCCGAGCCAGAAGGCCCGTAAGAGCCGCACCAGCCGCTGGGTCAGCATTTACATCTGCATGTACGAATGATGCCAGTGGGTCAAACACAATGAGCTTCAGGTTGTCCATCTGAATCATTTGCTCGTAGATTTTTTTGAACTCGTCCGTTTCACTATATTCGCCCATTGATTCTCTGAGAATAGGGAAGACACCTCCCACGTTTGGTAACGGAACAACATGCAATTTGTTCGGGTACGAAAACCTAAGTCCTCCCTCGTCCAATCGTTCAATTCTTCTGTGCATTTCAGATTCATCATCTTCCGCAGTAAATAGAACAACATCACCAAACTCTCCTACAATTCCACCGAATGAATTTTGCATGGGACTACCAGACGCAACCTTCATAGCTAAGTCTAATGTCATCATGCCCTTGCCTGAATCACCTGCGGCAGCAAAGATGATAGGAACCCCGAGAGGGAATGTACCATCAACCAAGAACTGCTGTTCAGGAGCAGAGCCGCTAAACCTAGATATAAGAAGGCTATCATTAAGAAGGTTAATACTACGATGCACAACACCTGCGCCATCTTTAATGAATTGCTTCACATTGAAGCCCTCATCAATGGCGTCAGCCGCATCCCATTTGGACGGCTTGTCATGAGGTGGCTGTAGTATTGTTACTGAGTTCGCATCTGAGCCCATAGCAACTTCACGAACAATTTCTGCTAGGCGCTTGCCAGCATCGTCATTGTCAGGCCATACGACTAAATCTTTGCCGCGCAAGGGAGTGAAGTCAAACTTCTCAGCGTTCTTGCGTGTAAGAGAACCAGCCCCGCCAAGCGTACAAGTAGCCGCCATTCCCTTATCAACAAGAGCTTGAGCGCACTTCTCACCCTCTACCCAGATAACCTGCTGTTCGGATAAAATGTTCGGGATATTATATAGAGGCCTGATGTCAGGCGCTTTGGGATATGGCGAACCGGGAACCCACGGACGGAACTCTTTCTTGCCGTCAATATCGTAGCGGCGCACGGTCACAAGAACCTCGCCGTCTCTGCTGATATAATCCCATTGCCCGTTATGTGGCGTGTTCGCGTCAATACGAACCCTTTCCACTGAGGGAGTAGCCTTTGGTGTACTAGTGCCCTCTTTTGGTACACCGTTGCCAGCAGGAACCTTGTTCAGGTTCATTCCGCCTTCAGTACGCCATTCAGGTGCTGGTGGACGTATCGAATTGCTTTCCGATAAATAAGACCCGAACAACTCTTTTATGTCCGGCAGCCTCATGCCCCTAGCCTCCATCAATATCTTTACGATGCCGCCGATACCAACACCACCGTTAAAGTCTTGACCACGCATAAAGTGAGGACTGTTGTGATTAATATCAATCTTCATGCTTTCGCCAGCTTCGCCAGCGAGTGAGCCGATAAAGAAGTCATTGCCTCTAATAACACCATTAGGGAACGTATCTGATAGAACATTCACCTGAACGGAGCGAGGAACCTCTTTGCTTATTCTTTCTACTAAATCATGGGCATCACCAGATTTAGTGTTGTCAAATCGTATAACACTCATTATATTGTATCCTGAAGCTTGTTGTTCTTTTCCTACACGTTTCGTTTCACACTAAAGGGTCAGCTTCGGCTGGCCCTTTTTATTTCCAACAAGTCTGGCGAAAGTCGCAAAACTTGCAGGTAAAGTAATCCGAGTTAGACGCAACCCGAGGAAGCATCTCACTTGCTTTTGTGGCTTGTAATATCTCTACGCCTCTGTCACTTGTCCGCTGTGCAAGCCCTTTATCAAACGGAACAAGTTCGTAGTAGATTTCACTTGTATCCTTATTCATGACCGTAAACAAGGCTGGATTTTCTGTCAGGTCCATATATGCCTGGTACAAAGCTATTTGTGCGGCATATACAGGGTTAGCTTCTGCAACACCTTTCCGAACAAATTCACTAAACTTTTTGGTGTTTGCTGATTTGTTTTCCCAAAGGAATGGGTAGCCCATAGGAACTGGGCCCGAACAAATTACGCCGTCTATATGTCCCTTTATCTGCTCGTCCGCAACAGAGAAGCCAAACTGCTCACCATTCGAGTCGTGTGTCTTTAGCTCAAAGCCAGCATCAAGAAGGTACTTCGCAACCATGTCTTCAATCTGGTGCCCGAAGTCAAAGATACGCAACGTCCTAGCAGGGAACTGCTTAGACTCATCTACAGGTGTTTGCATATAACGGTACTGAACCATTCTAGCGCATGCGCTGCCGAGAGATGAGCCGCCTAGATATTTACGGCTTGGCTGTGCATCATTCTTTTCGCATATTGCCTTATCAACATTAAAGCTAATTAGCTCTATTGCATCAGAATGGTATTTCGTCGTCCGGGAATTCGTCAGGACTGGAGACAACCTTTTCGAGTTCAAAAAGTCCTTGTTCTGTATAGTCATCTGATAAATCCCTCACCTTTTGTATTACTGAAACAAGGCCCAACACCTCATCCTTTGAAAGGTCAGATAACTTCTTATCCCACCCTATTACTCCGAAACATTTAGCCACTTCTTTTAGTGTACTGTCATCTCGTCTGGAAATATTATGTTGCATAATCTTTTATCATCCTCCTTCTGTGGGTTAGCAAATGAGATATGGAAAAGCTCGTCGTCCCCGACAACCATATTAGCCACCCCTGTGCTAAAGTCTTCCATATATTCTTGCGTAATGTCTTCAACAAAATAGCCCATACTATCCATAATGTCGTCTTCATCTGCCGTTTCTGGAACGCTCAGAAATCCCTTAATCTCTTTCATTGGCTTGTCTGGAAAAAACAAGATAACATTTATTTCTATTCTCATTTATTCCTCCAAGGAACTAGCTTCACTGGACGGTAAAATCTTTTTATCTACATGCTTACCAGTTATGTTTTCAGTGACGTTAGCGTCCTCAAATCCATCATCTGGAAGAGATGCGGTAAACTCCTGCATCTTCCTTATCTGTTCAATTCTTTTTCTTTCGCGTTCTCTTTTAGACATTACAAAGCAACCTGTATTAAGTCTGTTAAGTTTATCAAGAACCCTTTAGAAGAGTTATTGTCTCCGCCTTTGAATACATGGCTGTTCTCATATGCTTTATTGCAAAGGGAGGTCAGCCTGTCCTTTGATACTATCAGGATTGGGCCAGTTGTAAAAACAAAAGCCCAAAAATCTGCATTTGTTGTTGTGATGCCAGAAGGTTTGTTGCGGCACTCATACTCAATGAACACTCGTCCAGAGCGGTGCGCTATCTTATCGTGCTTTACTTCAATCTTTTTGTTCTGGAGCAAGTCGCCAAGAAATTGTTCGGCTACCTGCCCAACTAATAAATCGTGCCCGAAATCATTATTGTAAAGCATATCTAAATCATTTCTTTTATGGTGAGGCCAATATTCATGGCAATTTGAGGAACGATTGCATTTCCTAATCCGGTGTTTCTGTCCACCCGATTGGGTATCCCATCAGCCACTCCATAAGGGCGGGATTCGATTTCCCGCCATTGCCCTGTGTCAAATTCCTGCGCTCCTCTTCGGTCAGATAGCCTAGTTCTTTTAACTTCGCCATCTTGTTGAAGTTGCCCGTCCCCCCGCAAAGTGCAGCGCCTGTCGTTGGCGTGGGCCACGATATAAATCCTGGCTCTTTCATGAATTGCGCCGACACTGTAAGCCGGTAGTAACATTGGGATTGCGGTGTAGTTTTCGGAGTGAAGGTCATTAATGACGGCATCAAGCCCGTTTGTGATATGTCCGCGAACATTTTCAAAAACGCACCAGTCAGGTCTTTTTGCGGAGATAATTCTTTTGATGTAGGGCCAGATATGTCGCTCGTCTTCTGTGCCTTTGCGGTTCTTAGATGCAAGGCTGAATGGCTGACAAGGGTATCCTGCGGAGAGGATTTGGCAATCGGGAACATTTCTTTCTGGGTCATCAGCTAAAGCCTTTACGTCCTCTGTTATGGGTACGTCAGGCCAATGCCTGGACAGAACCTTGCGTGACCAAGGCTCAATGTCACAGAACATGACAGGCTTTGACAGCCCAATTGTTTGGAATGCTAAAGCGAACCCGCCGACGCCACTACATAAATCAACATGTTTTAACATCTGCCCTCGCTCCTAAATAGGGTGGGTGGCTTTACGGCACTGGTGCCACCCAAACCAGCTAACGACCTTAACTCAGGTTTGCCGTTAGTTCGCCTTTATTGTTATGCCTGTGCCCAAGCCGGAGCTACACCAGATGCAGGTGCAGTAGCTGGAGCCGCAGGTGCTAGTGACGCTGGGGCCATAGCAGGAGCATTGCCAGAAACGTAGTCGCTATTATCTGGCGTTAGAACAACAGTCATTTTGTTCTTAGCTGGGTAGCCATTATTCTCTGGCTCGACACCTACCAAGAAAGAAAACTCACAACCCTGCATATCTTGAATGCCTGAGATGTTTCGCTTCTGTTGCGCTTCTGGAGACATGTCGTTTGCCTTCAGATTATGAATGCTATCAATCATACGCCGAATTGTTTGCAAGCCGATGTTGCGAGCTACAGGTTGCCCGTTTTCATCCATCTTGTCGCCGTGAACAAAGAGCCTACTCCACACGCGGCGCTTGTCAAAAGACCCGCCGATAATGGTGAACTCCATGTCAGCCCAAATTGCGCTTGTGGTAGCTGAGTTCTTAAACAGCTTGCCATGCCCGAAGTCAGACTTCTCTGTATCACCACCCGTAAAGTTGATGATAGCACGAACAGCAGTTTTGTCTGGAATGAGTTCCATAGTCTGGTTCTCAGTTCCTGTTGATACTTCATTTAGATTAAGCATTTTCGGTATTTCCTTCCACCGCTTCACTAGGATTAACAAATTCGAGTGTACGTTCAGACTGCATCTTTCCGCCACTCATCTTCTCTAGAAGCCTACCAAGATGTGGCTCTTCTAGAGTATCAAGTCTGCCTGACCTGTCCTTGGCAGGGTATCCCCACTGGTTCAGTGTCTGACAAACAAACGCACGATATGGGTTTCCATCTTCACTTGGCATGAGCGCCATAGTGATTACTTCGTCCACAATTCCAGGAAGTTCACGACCTGTCTTTGAGCCCTCAATTTGTAACTCATAAGTCTCGCGTCCATAGTCATCAACCTTCTGGTCAAGGATGCCAACGAAGATTACGTTTTTATCCCTGATGTGCTGGAGATGGGACAACCATGCCATCATCTCCCTGCCCTGCAAACCATATGCTGAACGTGTGTCCAGCTTACCAGTCCGCTCAGATTTACATTCGGGCTGGTTTTGGCAATGCTGAAAACAGAGCCTACCAGCAACCGTGATAGAGTCAACAAAGATTGTATCGTACTTAGATAGAATAGCTGTTGGGTCTCCATAAGTCTGACACACATAATCATAATGTGCCTGACTGTATGTAGCGTCTTCGCCCAAAGATGGGTTTGGCCCACCTAAGAATACGGCGAAATCGCGGCACTCTTGCCATGTGCGAGGACGGATAACATCAATGGCAACGCCTTCAATCGCCGCGTCACCCGCTTCCAAGTCCATGAACAAAGTCTTTGATGGGTCGAGTGTGCGAGCAAGAGATGTCTTGCCCACACCAGACTGACCACAGATAACAATCTTGTGGCCCTTCTTTTCTTGGAGCCGTTGCTCCGCTGTAATAATATTAAGCATTATCCATTCCTTCAATGTCAACACTAACGCCCTGCAAGTATACAGTACGAGCCTCACTTAAAGCCGCTTTGACTTCTGGTGGCGCGTTATTGTACTTGGCTTCTGGGATTGTGTATTTGATTTGCGCGTAATGGCGAGCGGTATCTTCATCCATACTATTAAGGACTTTAAGAAGCATACCTTCTTCCCATTCAACACGCCTACGGACATTAACCTTTAGCTTGTGCGCTCCATCCTCGATGGTGACACTACCAAAGTCTTTGCCCTGCTGCCGCAATGTATCTTGAGCCCTCTCAAGATAGCGACCCTCAAGCTCACTTTTAATGAGTTTGACCTTTTCCTGCGCCTCTACAATAATCCTGTCTAGCTCATTTTTGTAAATAGCTAG